GAGCACCGCCACTCTTTGATTTACATACAACCAATGGTAATTTCTTATCGAGTATGGTTTTAATTAATTTTTTATGATCGAACCCATCATAGGAGTCTATATCAATAGCACCCCACGTACATGTGTTGTCGTCTTTAATAGGAATAATACCAAGCGATGGTTCTTTGCCATCAAGATGATCATGCCATTTTTGTTCCGTTAATTGTAATTTCTCTATCCAGGATCTTGCTTCAAGTTTACCATTCTCATTTTTTGAACGGCTTTCAGTTTGACCATAAGCTCGGTCAAGCCCTGTAAAAATTTCTATAAATCGTCGTCTCTGTTCTGTCATTCTTATACCTAGTTGAGGGAGCGATTTTCAGGAGGAAAATGATGCTCCCTCGATTAATTTAACTTAGTGTTTAGTACGGAGTTTTTTCCCCGTCGTCAACACTTTCGTCATCATGCTTAACTTTTACTTCACCAGCATCTACAGACGCGGAGAAAGCTTTTGCTTGTGAATACAAGTCAGCATCTTCGATTGGACCGACTCGAGAGACGTCCCAACCAAACCATTCACCCAAATCATTAGATTCTGCAATCGTTTTCAATGAATAAATGTGGGAGTATGAAGGAGGTGTAAACAACCCCTTCGCACCTTTTAGCTTTAACCCAAGCATCAAAGAATTCCATCTTTTAGACTTCTTTCTTTGTGTGCTTTTCATAGCGATTAGAGCTTGTGACCAAACTCCATTATCGCTTTTAATTAAACAAAAGTGATTAGCCGTATCTTCGATATAGTTACCATTAGTAAGTCTATCTTTACGTTGATCATCTCTTGTTGTTTTTGACAGTATAGTACTGTCGCCTGGATGAATATTAACAGGAGCACCAGTGCCCTTGCCTCTATCTTGCCATTCAATATATTGACGTTGATATGAACAAGGTATGACCTGT